AGTTCCTTTAAGAATGTCTTCTTCAAATCTTACTATTGTTTCCTCTAACTCAGAAATGTAGTTACCTAACTCTGCTTCTTGTACAATACTTTCTCTAGTTCTCAACTCTTTTAATAACTCATCAACGTCTGATTCTGCAATTCCAAGCTTGTCAGCGTAGAACTTTTTACTCTTTTTCCAGTGCAAAATCTCTTCTAGCTGGTTCAGCAATGCTTGATTCTCAGGCATGTGTAGTTTATTTTGGTTAAAATTATTGTAAAGATATGAACTATTTCTGAATTTCCCAAAAATAAACTAACTATTTTGGTTATATGGAATAACTTTTTTAGTTAGAGTTTAAATAAAAACCCCCAGCCTGGAAAGGCTAGGGGGACACTCTGTAAACCAATAAACAGAGTTTTTATTCAGGTGTGTTGCAACTTGCAACTAAACTAAATGTACCAGATCCATTTATTGAACAGTTCACTGTATCAGTTCTTAAACGATAGCTTCCTGTAATAAGAGTATTTGATGGTAAGTTAGATGTCCATGTTCCTGGAGAAGAGCCTGTTTGGGTGTATGTAAATGTATACAATACAACTGTATTTGCAGCATCCATAATATATGCTGAATAGTACCTTGTACCAGTTCCAGAGTAGTAATATCCACCAGGAGTGATAAGAGCTGTGTTACCTGCTGTTACTGCAAACAACGCTGATTCTCCTCCAGAGCATGTAGCAAGTGCATTTCTATCACCTGTTACACATTCAACAAATGCTGTAGTGCTTGTACTTGTTGTAGAAGAAGTACTACTAGTTGTACTGGTTGTTCCACCACTAAGAAGCATATCAAGATAGTTTGTACAAATTTCTGTAGACTGCACTCTAATTATTGTTGCATCATCAGGTACACCTACTACACTATATCCTGCTTGTAAAGTTGCTTTGGCTACTCCTGTTTCTATTGGATTGGTATATCCATCAGAGTCTGAATAGATATCAAAAGGGCCTGTATCTGCTCCAGCTAATGTTAATGTTACTAAGACTGTCATATTATTGATTTGTTTGGTTTAAATTAATTAATCACCTATTGATATACTGTTCCATCCAAGATCTGTTCCAGGACGAACACTAAAGTTAGCACCAGAATCTGTAGATAACCATATATCATCTGTTGGCCAAACGTTGCCATTTGCTCCAACTAACTGTGTAACTCCATCTGGAGAAATTGCAATACATTGCCAGTTTCCACTTCCACTACTTCCAATTGTTGTTACTATTGACCAGTTGGCTCCAGCATTAGTTGATTTATAAAGTTCTAAGTTTCTAAACCAGGATAAACCTAATAAACGTTGTCCATCTCCAGACATTGCTAAGGCTCCATATCCATTGCTTACTGGAGCTCCAGCATTTGTCCAAGTAGATCCATAATTGGTTGATCTATATATTGTATCACGACCAGCAACTTGATATTGTCCAGTACTTGATATAACTACAGGAGACCAGCCAGTTGCTGGATATGCTGTTTTTGCTGTATAAGAAGCTCCATAGTTTGAAGAAACATGTATATAACTATTAAAAGAAACAAGTGTTACATATTGTCCACTTGAACTCATTGATACACCTTTCCAATTTGATGCTCCAGGAGAACCTGAAGTACTAAAAGTTGCTCCAAAGTCAGTGGATCTAAAAACATTTCCACTATTTGTTCCTGTAACCCAAATTATATATTGCCCATTATCTGATATATCAAGGTTATTGACAGTACCTATATTAGTTAGAATAGTTGACCAACTACTTCCATAATTGGATGATAGATATAAGTTTCTTGTAAAACCACTAATAGGATAAGCTACAACTAACATATATTGTCCAGTGGATGAAACACAAACATTTTCAATGCTATAACCATTAAAAAATGAAACAGCAGCCCAGTTTGCTCCACCATTATTAGATATATAAAGATCAGAACCTGATCCAGCAAGTGCATATCTTGCAACTGGAGGAGGAGTTGTTGATGTTGATGTAGTGGATGTAGATGTATTTGCAACTAAATTAGACTTAACAACAAGTTGATCAGTGGCTTTAGAAATAGGATTTATATAAACATAATACTCTGCTTCACTCTTGTTTGTTTGTTTATTACTAACAGGAATTGTATTCTTTAATGTAAATACACCATTGTTTACAGCATCCTGTAAATTAGCTAATGAAACAGTTTGATTATTTGTTATTGATGCCCAACTCATTATTATTTTAATTTAGCTTCAAGTTCTGCAATGCGTTTTTCTAATGCTGCTATTTTTAATGTGTGAAGAGCTATGTAGTTTACACTTAACTTTTCATCTATCTCATCAATAACCTCAGGAACAATCTGTTGTACTTGTTGTGCTGAATAACCATAGTTTATCTTTTCTTTACCTGAACCTTCTACATCTGTACGCTTGAATTTAATTACATCTATTCCAAGCACATTTATTTCTGGGTTCCATTCTAATATATCTTTGTATCTAATGTCTGAAGTTTCAAAAAATGCAGCTGCTGTGATACCTGCTGTATTAATTGTTGCACAATCTACACCACCTTCTGCTGAAATTACAGTATACCCTGTTCCCCAGTTACCAATATATGTATAATAACCACTTGTAGGATATCCTCTAAATTCAACTCTATTGCTTCCTCCCAATGCTTCAACAGAGATATAAGGTTCTGTAGCAGAAAAAGATGCCACTTTATTATTTGTACTTCCAGAATTTACATTAAATCTACCACTACCAGAACCACCTACATCTGTATAAGTTCCATTATCAGCAATACTAGAATCACCTATTGTAGATCCAGAAGTAAACTTAACTATCTGATTTGTTGAACCTCCTACAGCTACTGATGTTCCAGAAGAACCACTAGTACCATTAACTCCAGATGATCCAGAAGTACCAGCAACTCCACTTGAGCCTGATGAACCTGATGACCCTGATGAACCACTTGATCCAGAAGAACCTGAAGTACCACTAGATCCAGAAGAACCTGAAGTACCATTTGTACCACTAGAACCAGATGTTCCAGATGTACCAGAAGAACCAGAAGTTCCTGATGTACCAGAAGATCCACTTGACGCAGAAGTACCATTAGAACCTGAAGTTCCAGAAGTACCAGAAGAACCAGAGGTTCCATTTGTGCCACTAGTTCCAGAAGATGCAGAAGTACCACTTGTACCAGCTGTTCCATTTTTACCAGATGAACCACTTGTACCTGATGAACCACTTGATCCACTTGATGCTGAAGTACCAGATGATCCATCAGTACCACTTGAACCACTTGAGCCACTTGAGCCACTATTTCCACTAGTTCCAGAAGAACCATTTGTACCACTTGTTCCAGATGATCCATTTGTACCACTAGAACCAGATGATGCACTTGTACCACTAGAGCCAGAAGTACCACTTGTTCCTGATAAACCACTAGTACCTGATGAACCACTAGTACCTGATGAACCACTTGACGCAGATGTACCACTACTTCCTGAAGATGCACTTGTACCACTAGAACCTGATGATCCAGAGGTACCAGACGTTCCTGATAAACCACTAGTACCTGAAGAACCACTTGATGCACTTGAACCACTAGTACCTGAAGAACCACTTGATGCACTTGTACCACTAGTTCCAGAAGATCCATTTGTACCACTAGTTCCAGAAGAACCAGAAGTACCTGATGTTGCTGATGAACCACTAGTACCTGATGAACCACTTGTACCTGATGAACCATTTGTACCACTAGTACCAGAAGAACCAGATGTACCAGAAGAACCAGAAGTTCCAGAAGAACCAGATGTACCACTTAATCCACTTGTACCTGATGAACCACTTGTGCCTGAAGAACCATTACCACCTGCAGCTCCTGCCAAATTAACATTCCAAGATGCATAAGTTCCTGAACCAGATGTGGTAGTTACATTTAAAACTAAAACACCTGTACCACTATTGTAAGATGTAACTGTACCAGTCATTGAGTTACTTAAATCATAAGCCACAATAACTGATTGAGAAATACTATATGCTAAATTTGTAGCAACAGTTAATGTTTTTGTACCTGTTCCTATTAAAAGAGATGTAGATGAAGTAGTTCTATATTTATCTCCATCTTGACCTGCAGTGCCTGCAGTTCCATTAACTCCAGATGTTCCTGAACTACCACTACTACCATTTGTTCCAGAGGTTCCAGACGTAGCAGATGTTCCTGAGCTTCCAGAGGTTGCAGATGTTCCACTACTACCAGATGTACCAGAAGAACCATTAGTACCACTTGTTCCTGATGATCCAGAGGTTCCAGAAGATCCACTTGTACCTGATGTTCCACTAGAACCACTTGTGCCACTAGTACCAGTAGAACCTGATGTAGCACTAGTTCCAGAAGAGCCAGATGTGCCAGATGATCCATTTGTACCACTTGTTCCTGATGATCCAGAGGTTCCAGAAGATCCACTTGTACCTGATGTTCCAGTAGAACCACTTGTGCCACTAGTACCAGTAGAACCTGATGTACCACTAGTACCTGATGAACCTGAAGTTCCACTAGATCCAGATGTACCACTAGTACCAGATGATCCATCAGTTCCACTAGTTCCAGAAGATGCAGAAGTACCACTAGATCCACTTGTACCTGACGTTCCACTAGAACCACTAGTACCTGATGAACCTGATGATCCAGAAGTACCACTTGTACCAGAAGAACCATTTGTACCACTTGTACCTGATGAACCTGAAGTTCCAGAGGTTCCAGAAGAAGCAGATGTTCCAGACGAACCATCAGTGCCACTAGTTCCAGAAGAACCTGAGGTACCACTAGTTCCAGAAGAACCAGAAGTACCAGATGATCCATCAGTACCATTAGTTCCAGACGTTCCTGATGAACCACTAGTACCACTAGATCCATCATTACCTGATGATCCAGAAGTACCAGATAACCCAGAAGAACCTGAGCTACCACTTGATCCTGATATTCCATTAGAACCATTTGTGCCTGAAGAACCATTTTTACCAGCTGTACCAGCTGATCCTGAAGTACCAGAAGAACCAGAGAAAGCTGATGTACCAGAAGAACCTGCTGTACCATTTACACCAGCAGAACCTTGAGCACCAGTTTTACCACTAGAGCCAGAAGAACCAGAGGTTCCAGATGAACCACTTGTACTAGGAGTTCCACTAGTTCCTGATGTACCATTTTTTCCACCACCTCCACCACCTGTCACTACATAGTCAATTTTTTCTAGTGCAGTGGTTAAACTATCACAGGTATTAACTCCTGAGTTAGGAAGGTTAGGGCCAACATAAATTGTATTATTACTATTATAAGGAGCATCTGCACAGCCTGTAGGACCACACCAGCAGCCCCAGCCACCAGTGCCTGCAGTGCCTGCAGTACTAAAAGTTTCAGTACATCCACATCCACAACTAATAGCTATACCACCACAACAGCCACAGTTTTGGCTAGGATGATAGTATGCAGTGTAACATGGATCAGGAGTAGGAGAGCAAGGAGAACAAGACATTTATAATTAGTTTAATTAGATTAAGGAATATACATAATGTAATAAGCACCAATCACAGGTTGGATATTTGCATGAGAACCATCACCACCTGTGTTATTAATTCCAAGAGCTACATTACCAGGAGTATTAGAAGTAATTGTTATTCCAGTTGTACTAGTTGTAGATTGATTATCTTGAGGAAGGTTTTTAGATAGACCTATACTTCCACTTGCTCCACCAAAATCATTCTTTCTTCCAGCAAAATGGAAGTGGCCAGGATCATTTAATGTAACAGTTGTTGTTCCAATTCCTGTATGATTGTGACTAGGTATTTGTGATGTAACAAGTGTTATAGTGTTTGCACCTGCTGTTGTATATATATCATAGTTTGGATTACCAGGATTATTAGGATCTACAGCAGAATCAAGACCAAGTCCAATAGGAGGAACATTATTAATAGCTCCCACTGCTACACGTCCTCTTTTATCAGGAGTGCCATTTAAGCCATTACACAAGTAAACTTGGTAGAAGCCAGCTGCTGGGATACCTATACCTGATCCATCAAAGTTTGTTAATGGTCCATAATATTCATAGGCTACATAAGGAACCATTTTTAAATACTGTTGGGTAGAACCACCACCTGAAGTACTAGCTATATAAGCTGCAATCAAAGCATCAAGATCTGCTAGCTTAACATAGTTTGTATCTACATTAAGTTCAAGAGCATCTAGATCAGCTGCAACTGTACAAAGTTTATTTATAATAGCTTGGACAATATCATGAGTGTCAGAAGAAGCTGTTACTCCTGTAAGACATCCAATTGTATAGTTAGCATTTAAAATGGCTAATGTATTGTCAATACTAATAATACTACTATGAGTATCACAAATAGCTCTTACAATTCCTGAAATAATTGTAGGAACATTAAATGTACTACCTGCAGGCAAGAATGTCTGCATGTAATTACATAAATAAACAGGATTTATACTGATGTTTATACCAGACCCATTCAAGAAAGAAATAGTTTTTTCTATCAAAGCAATCTCTACTTGGTATAAAGAATCACCAGCTTCAATGCCTACTGATTCATAAGTGTCTCCTGTATATCTGACACATTTATCAGACACTATGTCTACACATCCATTGTAACAACTTTCGCAAGCCATAATATAATTTATTTATTAATTAGAATTTTAACTTTACTTATAACCTGTGACGTAGTGGGTAAACCACACACCATAGCATAATCTGGATTACAAGCTCTATATTCTAATACACGTTTATAATTTAATAAATCTCCTATTACATCTCCAGGAATATAATTATTCATAGAGAATATAATATTGTTATACTGGCGAATTGCCCAGTAAGTTAGTCTTTCATCAATTTGTGTAAGGGTTGCTGAGATGCTACCATATATTACACAATCTGTTAATCTTGGTGTAAGCATTCTTTATTCTTTTTGTAGCAGTTTTAAGTTTGTTGTTGCATGCTGAACATAGGCCATTAATTAATTGACAGCCACATCCTACCTTCATACCACATCCTCTACAGTTTGCCATATTAAGGAAAATTAATTATATAGTTGTTTCCTGTACAACCACATTGGTTTGCAATAAAATAATCTAATTGTCTGTTAGCTTGATTATACAATCTATTAGCTGCATCTATAGCACAGTTATTAGCTGCTGCTATAGATCCTTGGATCATATAATAAACACTATTTAAAACTACTTTTGCCTGAGTTCTGATAGCTGAATCACATTCCATCATATCTAACTTCATAAAAGCACTATCAAACTTTTCTTGAATAGCATTAGTACGCATTATGTTTTTTTCTACATAATTAACATTTGCAGGTGCCACTGAATATTTTAAGAAATATACCCCATCAGGTAAAGGACAGGTAGCAGGAAAAGCAGTTAAACCCAATATAATTGAGTTATAAGTATTTATTTGTTGAACATTGAAAGGAATAGCTACAGGAACAGTATAACCAGGCACAGTAATTTGCATAGTAGGAGCACTAACACTAGGTGGATCTGTATCATATACAGATGTATCAGCTATTGCTAATGTGCTAGTATCATACGTGTTAATTACTAAAAAATCTAATATCATGGTTTTTTATAATAAAAATGCCAGAGGATTTG